TATCTTTGTTTTATGACAAGGCGATATATCGCCTCGAACGGTTGCGTAAAAACGAAGAAGAAAATTTGGCGATTTTAACACTCTGATCTAACGCAACGACAACACCGAATTCAAACGCAGCTCGTCACTCCTCTGGGTGCGGGCTACGGCTTGATGGTGTTGTGGGCTACGCCAATGCCTCTTCTTCGGTCAGGCTGTTAGTACCGCATCCTTTTTTTTGCTGTACTGGGCCATAAGAAGTTTAATTGGTGACCCATGATACTGAAACGCAAAAAGAAAAAGGAGCGGGACTACTCAACTCCGTGGTATGAGCGATATTTGAACCTGAAAGACTATCTGAAGTCTGAGGTCGCTCAAGTCTGTTTAGAGGAAGAAAGAACTTTCTTAAAAGACAATCTGGACATATACGTCAATCATCTCCCTTTTGCACATACCATAATGTGGATGATAAAACATCCCCGGTCATTGGTATATCATATGGACGAGAGATTCTCTAAGATGGACGCGATGGATCTCGTGCCCCATATCATCTTTACAGACGCTTTACTGGCAAAGAAAGGCACTGTCGAATTTGGCTGGACAAGATATTATGGACTATTCGCCATCTTTCAGTATTTACTGGCAGCCAAAATAGCTAATGAAACAGATAGTCTTGATAAAGATATTTCTGATGTAAGACTTTTTGATTTTGACGCTTACGATATAGTCTATGCGCGTCTTGAGGGCAAGGATATTGATACCCTAAACCCCTATAAAATAGAAAGTTAAGTATTTGACTATGAATAATCAAACCAACACTCAATACATTTATCTTTCTGGTAAGTGGCAATCTGTAAATATTGGAATGTTATTACATAGCGGCTGGGAGATACTCAAGCACTATCAAGAGGATGAAATGGTCTGGAGTTTTTCGCTTGATGGAATAGTATCGACGGTAACCACGAATAAATTCGAGTCTCCGGTCATATATGCCTCGTATCTTTATAAGAAAGATGAAAAATTCTTAATGATAGATGGTCACGACCTTGATCGTGATGGGAATATTCATGCGAGGATAATAGAATGCTATCGGATTGAATTTGTATCTCCAGATGAAATATATCTATATGATTTAGAGGACGTAGAGGTTGAGCCCGACGATTATAGTTTGAGAATACACCTCAAGCGCTACCTCCGATAAAAAAACGTCTACATCTTATTAGACAGTAGACGATTTTATTATTTTGAAAAAATCGTGTTATCCGGTACGACCCCTGCCAGCCAGAAAATCTCATCTCCGTTTACAACGAAATGGACACTCTTTTTAGCCTTGAGAGCCCCTGGCTTGAATTTGAATGCCCGAAAAAATCCGGGATCGTTTTCATGATCCACCTCGACAACCAATGTGTCTTTTATACCTAAATTATCGAGTTTAATTCGGTACGGTGATTTTTCTTGTCGCGTCGAAGGCCGGATGGTTCGTCTAATTGTTACCGTACTCATTTTTTATTTTTAACCTCCGCCGCGAATGGCTTGCTGGGTTTGAACGCGGGGATTCTGTGAGCCGGAATGACAACCGTTGTATTTTTGCTTATGTTACGCGCCACCTTTTCTGCGCGTTCTTTGAGAATAAAGCTGCCAAAGCCTCTCAGATAGATGTTCTCACCGTCTATCATTGAATCTTTTACCGTTTCCATAAATGCCTCCACAAAAATAGCAATACTTGCTTTCTCCACGCCCGTCCTGGCGGCTATCTCCCTGATGATGTCTGCTTTTGTCATAAGTAATCTGATATAATTTTCACAAAAATAGCAGATATTTTTCATTGCCAAGCAGGTCGAGAGCGATTAAGTTAGCCATGGGTTCTTCCAAGGATCGTAGTCGGTCTGAAAAGTGGCGAGTTGCCAATCCGTCACTTCTTTTTTATCGTCTGCTATCTTGCGCGGAATTTGCGGGTTTAAGCGCAATCTGGCGGCATCAGAGAGCCATTTCATGGAGTCCTCATAATCCTTTACCCGAACCGTACTCACATTATTGGGCGCAAGTAATTTTGTGAGCTCGTATATGGCAAGGCGCACCATATGTTTTTTGAGGTTATAATTTCGCGGGTCATGTAGCGAAAGGGTTACGCCCACTTCCGGTTTATCTGCATTCACATCGGTTTCCGGATGCCACACCCGTCCCTCATAGACTACATATTCGTGATCTGCCAGCTCATAGCTGTTATAAGCCGGATCATAATCGGCAATCTCTCCCCAGTTATGCGACTCCGCAGGAATAATGTTCGCATCGAAGCCATCAATCGTAGTTACGGCATAAAACGCCCCCTCGTATTCAACTACGTCCCACAAATTGTATTCAACAGGCATCCACAACAATGGAATAACTTCCACCCAACCGTTTACCAGTGGCATTCGTGCCGTGCCGAATTTCCACCCGTTCTCAACCAGGCAGTCATAACTCACGCCATTGTGGACGGCCTTATCGCCGGGATAGTACGTCTTGAACTGTGAATAGCAAGATATGTTTTCGATGACGAGATTCGGGTCGGACGACTCTCCCCAATACTCTACATGGGCCGGCGCTTTATAGCCGCTGAGAGAGCGAATAACCTCGTAAATCTGGCCGTCGAGATAAAGGTGGGCACCTACCGGAAAGGTAATCCTACGGTCATAATCCGCGATATACTTTCCTTTATTCAGTTCGGTCTCAATAGCATAATTCTCGCTGAGATGCTCCACAATACTCATTTCCGCCGACTCTTCGGCCTGAATGATCCTATCGGTATTACCTCGCGTCATCTGGTTAAGGGCATCCTGCGAAATTATGCCCAGATAGTCGTTGTCGTTCAGAAATCGTCGGTACATCGTGTATAATTTTTCGTGTTTTTTATGCATATCGTTTCTGACGTGTAAAGGAAACAGGGCTTTCCTTTTCATATCAGTAGTTGAACCCTTCGTTCATCACGGCAGTTGACAGCACTGCAAATGAGTTGTCATCGCCGTTCTTGAACTTATACCAGCTATCGCGGAGGTAGAAGCAGAGCAGGTAGTCCAGGCAGTCCGACATATGGCCGTATTTCTCGTATTTTACGCCCGTTTTAGGGTCCATTACTTTACGCTTGGACTTGGTGCCATCATCATTTTTGAGTTGATATATGAGGTCTTCTGTGAGCTTACGGCATCGCATATCGATTTTGATCTCCCAGCCGCTGTAACCATCAAGCACCTCATTGACAAAATCGCATCGCGTAACCTGCGGCGGCTGTTTCTTCAACAGTTTTAGCTTAGGGCGGAGAACACCCGTGCCGAATGTGTCGAGGATCACGGTATAGTTGTTAATCCCGTCTTCGCTGGTGGTCGAGCGCTGTAGCCCGGACGGATCGCCAGTCACATCGACCCCTCCGATATGCTTCTCCCGATAGAGTTTTGTTTTGAGTTTGCGGCTTAGGGCCGGAGTGTTATTCTCCTTGTCTTCGGGTTTGCCCAGAACCTCGTCGATGATATAGAGTTTCTTGTTGTCATAATCGAGTTGCGCCACTATCACAGACATATGAGGCGCTACGTTAAAGTCCCATGCCGTTACTATGGGTTTCGCAGGATCGTAGACTTGTTCCTTTAGATTGGTCACGAGGTGCTTTGAGCCGTCGAATTTATTGTATATCGCCATTGAATTGGCTTCGACATAATCCCAGTTACCATATAGCAACCTCTCCTTGGTTGCCTGATCGCTAATCTTGTTCAGAGCGGCCTCATAAGTACGCCGGAACGCCACGTCAGGGTTGTCGAATACGCTGAACGGAACGTAATACTCGCTCTCACGTAGTTCCACTTTCATCCCCTCGTCATCTTGAACAAATCGGGACCGCACCCAGTTCGTCGTTGGGTTGGTCATTAGGAGCATTTTAGATACCACGAGGGTCTCATGAACGCGCCAGCGGATACGGGAGAACAATACCTCGATAGCTTTCTGGGAAATCTCCGAACACTCATCGACTGCAGCGGCGCTAATCTCGATTGAGCCGAAGCGCTCGAAGTTAGGGTCGCTGGGCAGGTCGGCCATTTCAAGCATCAGGATTACCGAGCCGTTCCAGAACTGGAG